CATAACACACAGGAGCGAACTTATGTCAGTTGCATATCAGCAGGCACAGAAGCAGCGTTATAGGATTACTCTGGATCTATCAGTGTTCGGTGACTTCGACCCACACCAGATTGATTGGGAGAAGTTATTCAAGTTGGAACCTGCAGAGAAGTGTGATGCTTATGTTGAGGACCTAAGTACACCTGACCGATGGTAATTTGGTATCAATTTATACCATATAAGGCGTTTTTATTTTGTTAACATAAAGCATAAATAATCGGGTCTTTATGTTAACAAAATGAGAACACTAAAATATAAACATTTGGGCGACATGAGGATTATACGAGTCGCCCAAATAACCACTGATATTCTACCTCAACTGCAAGAGGTTATGCAACAGTTAGAGGAGAACGGTGAGGATAGTCGTGAGGTGATATTGCGCGTCTTAAGTGATATCGAAGACCGTCTGGGTAACTGAAACTTGGATCCTCTAAAGTGTACCTATAGTGTAAGGACAACCACAAACCACTAAGTGACTCAAATCGAACTGAACACCGCTATCGAGAATGCCTTCCAACTTTGTGCCGCTCAGAGTTGGGAACTGTTCGACGCCTGGTATGAGCGTCTGCACAATGTTCAGGTGATTGATAACATTGAGCACATCACAGAAATCGAAGCAGAGCATAACGAAACGAACCTCAATCTGATGCTCGCTGGTGTTATGCCTTCTGCCTGATTTCGTCTCTTAATTAACACTCACAACACACACAATGACTGTTACTTTCCAAGCAAATCTGACCGATACTGAGTATAACGGTTGGACGAATTATGAGACCTGGAATGTTGCTCTCTGGATTCAAAATGATGAGGGTTTCTATAGTCTTGCCCGTGAGGTAGGTAACTATGAAGACTTCGTAGATGCTCTGGAAGCGTGTTCTTTCAATTCCCTAAAAACGCCTGACGGAGTATCATTCAAAGACCCCAAGATTAACATCCTTGAGATTAACTCTGACGTGTTCGATTTCTGACCTTAAGTAACAACAAGGGGGGAATAAGATGCGCCCTATAAAGACACTTACTCAACACACACTGATTTACACTTTTCTTCTTCATTATGTCCAAGCAAGTTCTTCTTTCTCTGCTGGCACAAGGTAACAACGGCAGCGAAATTCTGTCCATTCTGGATGCAATCGTTGCTGATAATGTTGCTGGTTTCGATTATATCGAGTCGCCGCAACTTGAGTCGGCACTGGGTATTCCTACTCTGGAAGAGATTGCCTTCTGATTGTTAGTAACTGTATGCCCCTTGGTTGTTAGACAGAGCGTGAGCGATGTTGACACTGAGGGGCGTTTATGTTATGATTGGCAGTGATGCTTATCGGCAGTTAATTGCCGCCGATTTGTTATAGCGCCGCGCGGCGTTGTTATAAGCCCGCCGATGCCCCCCCCCCTTATTAAAAAAAGCAAACTACCCTAACCTACAGAGGTGACAAATCGACCGATAAATATCAATCTCATAAAAATTTTCCGGAGGTATTTCTAAGTGTTTGGATGGATTCACAAGAACGGTAAGAGTCGCCCCAATAAAAATAAATCAAAAGGTGCAGCAAGAACTTGTGCTCAAAAGAATGCTGCGAGAAAGCGAAAGAAGAAAAAATGAGAAGGAGAACACCATATTGGAATTTTTGGAGAGTGATACTCGCAGGTTGGATAATCAGATATCCAAAAACAATGGGTAGAATTGTATTAATCCCCCTGGGGGTTTTTGTTGTATTGATATATAATGCGTTAGTAAAATAAGTTTTTACTAAAAAATTTTCCGGAAAAAGTTTAATAAAAAATGGAAAAAATATACCACATATACGCAGGGGATAAGTGTTTATTCCACTCTATTAAAGAAGATGAGTTCTCGACCACTTGGAATACTCTGAAGAATATGGTGGAAATTATGAAAACTGATTACAATGCAGAGGATTTATCCTATGAGGAACTTATTGTAAATAAGGAAATTATTTTGAACTCCTCTCATTGACAAAAGCATATATAGACTGTTAAAATTGATGTTGAAGGTTATTTTAACTTATGGCAAAAGGATTCACTGTTAAAACTGTAGCACCAAAGAAGTCCACTGAAGAATGGGACTACGATGCGATTAAAGAAAGGATGAAGGGTAAGAGTATTGTATTCTGTCTTCCTGGACGAGGATGCTCTTATATCTTTTTGAAAGCATTTGTACAACTTTGTTTTGATATTGTACAAAATGGAATGAGTATTCAAATTTCTCAAGATTATTCATCAATGGTTAACTTTGCACGATGCAAGTGTCTTGGAGCAAATGTTCTCCGTGGACCAAACCAAAAACCTTGGGATGGAAAACTTCAATATGATTATCAGCTCTGGATTGATAATGATATTGTTTTTGATTCTAACAAGTTCTGGCAGCTTTGTGATTTAGCTCTTTCTGCTGAAGGAGAAGAGAAAGAAGTTGTTGCAGGTTGGTACGCAACAGAAGATGGTCACACAACTTCTGTCGCACACTGGTTAGAAGAAGATGATTTCCGTAAGAATGGTGGTGTAATGAACCACGAAACTGTGGAATCAATCAGCAAGCGTCGTAAGCCATTCACTGTAGATTACACAGGTTTTGGATGGGTTATGATTAAGAATGGAGTCTTTGAGAATCTTGAGTATCCTTGGTTTGCTCCGAAGATGCAAGTCTTTGAGTCTGGTAATGTTCAAGATATGTGTGGCGAAGATGTTTCATTCTGTCTTGATGCCAAGGATGCGGGGTTTGATATCTGGTGCGATCCTCGCATTAGAGTTGGACATGAAAAAACTCGCATTATCTAATGAACTATCACGTACTTTATAAAGGACGTAAAATTTATATGAACCTCACTACAGATGAATGTCTTGAGGTTCTTCAAGACTTATCTGAGCGTTTTTACTCGGGTGATGATATTGATCCTAATTTAATTGAACTGGAGGAAATTAACAATGGCTAAAGGTGGAAGTAATAAAACCGTATTTGAACCAGGAGCACCTAAAAAGACTCGTCAAGGACGTTCTGCTCGAACACTTCTCAGTGCAACCTCTCGCAATGGACGTAAGAAAAGGTATCGTGGTCAAGGGAAGTAAATGCTTCAATTAAATCCACAAATCCCAACCATTACCTTTTGGGGTAATGGTTGGGCTTTTTTTGTAATTGACCGTTCTCAAGAACACGATCTTGAATGGGTAGTTTTTCTAGATAGTAATGGGGAATGTTGGACTTTTAAAAACTCTGATATTCGTATTCAGAAGAACTATACTCTTCATAGAAATAATCCAATCGGATTTTCTTCATGTACTACTCAGATCCAATAGATGAATGGAACTCAATTCACAAGGAAGATCTGTGGGTATATAATAAACTGTTTCTAGCACGCTCTCTGGGGCACCTATGTGGTCCTGTAGGCGCATCTGTACCATCTCCAGACTACTATATCGTCCGACCAAGTATTAATTTACTCGGTATGGGACGATTTTCTCGTATAGAGTGGATTGATAATTCTACAGATCATCTTCACCCAGCAGAATTTTGGTGTGAGATATTTCAAGGAGAACATATTAGTGTAGATTTCAGAGATAGAAAAGCATAATTGGTTGTCTTAGGTGATAGATATGATAATAAGTCATTGTATAAATGGAAGAAATGGACTAAAATTGACAAAGATATTGAATTTCCTTTGATTCTAAACAACTTAAAAGGTAATTATGAGTGGATTAACTGTGAATTTATTGGCAATAAACTGATTGAAGTTCATTTTAGACGCAATCCAGACTTTCGTTATGGCAATTCAGTTGCAATTCCCGTTTGGAAAGGAGAAAAAATACAAAAAATAGAAGATTTTACCTTTGTTAAAGACGAAGACTATCTAAGAGAAGGGTTTTACATCGACACCCGGGATAGCAACCCCGTAAAAAGTTCTGATTTTAACTAATCAGGAGCAAAAATGGACCAAAAAATGCTGAGGGAAATCGCAAACGACGATATGAATCCCAAAAAACACGATTTTTTCCACCAAAATGAAATTCATTCAAAAATTCGCAATGATGAAGACTATGATGATTGGGAATATGGAACAGAACCTCTTTATGAATCAAAAAATCGGTAATAAATAAGATAGAATTATAACTAAAATGCCTTTAGAAAGGGTAAGTAAAGGATTTAAAGACATTAGTATGTCATTTCAGAGCAATCCTCTGACTAATGACTTGATTGCTATTAACAATGCAAATGCGATTGCTCGTTCCATTCGAAATATTGTCTTTACTTACCCTGGTGAAAAATTTTTTAATGAAGGTTTTGGTTCCAAAATTAATCGCTCTCTCTTTGAAAACCTAGATCAACTGACAGCTGAAAACATTAAGGATGAAATAGAGTATTCTATTTCAAACTATGAACCAAGAGTTTCTTTAAATCAAGTGGTCGTAATTCCAGATTATGATAACAATTCATTTGACGTATTAATTTCTTATAGAATTGTCGGTATTGATGTTACACCTCAACAGTTACAGTTTGTTTTGCAACCTATTAGGTAAATGCCATTAACAAATTTTTCAAATCTGGATTTTAACCAGATAAAAGCTTCTTTAAGAGACTATTTAAAAGCAAACTCAAATTTCACCGACTATGATTTTGAGGGATCTAATTTATCGTCTATACTTGATGTTTTAGCATATAACACATATATTACCTCATATAACGCAAACATGGTTGCGAATGAGGTTTTTATTGATAGTGCTACTCTTAGAGAGAATGTTGTTGCCCTCGCTAGGAATATTGGATATGTTCCTAGGTCAAGAAAAGCAGCAAGAGCTACGGTAAGCTTTTTTATTGATACCTCAAATATCACTCCTGTTCCAGCATCAATAACTCTAAAAAAAGGAATTGTAGCAACATCATCAAGTTCTTTTGGAAATCAATCATTTGTTTTTTCAATATTAGATGATGTGACTGTACCAGTAATTAATAAAGTAGCAACATTTAATGATTTAAAAATATATGAGGGTGTACTGCTAACAACATCTTTTACTTATTCTTCGAGAAATCCAAATCAAAGATTTATATTACCCAATCCTGGCGTAGATACTTCTTTAATCTCAGTATCAGTAAAAGATGACCAGAATTCAACCTCTTTGGTCAATTATTCTTTACAAAATAGTGTCTTTGATGTAGATAAGGATTCTACTGTCTATTATATCCAAGAAATTGAAGACGAAAGATATGAATTGCTTTTTGGTGATGGTATTTTATATGGCAAAAAACTTGAGAATGATAATTTTATAGAAGTTAATTATATTGTATCAAATGGTGATAGTGGAAATGGAGTAAATCAATTTGCTTTTTCCGGAAGATTAACATATACCAGAAATTCTGTAGAGTATACAGTAAACTCAGGAATTTCTTTGTTGGCAACTGGGTTAATTTCTTCTGGTGGAGAAAACATAGAAACTGTAGAATCTATTAAAAAATATTCAACAAGAATATATGCTTCCCAGAATAGAGCGTTGACTGCTAGTGATTATGAATCATTAATACCTTCAAAGATTTATCCAGAAACGGAATCAATATCAGTTTTTGGTGGAGAAGAGTTGATTCCTCCCCAATATGGAAAAGTTTTCATAAGTATTAAACCAAGGACTGGAGATTTTATTCCCAATTTAATAAAAGAAAATATTAAAAGAGATTTAAAGAAATACGCAGTGGCAGGAATTGTTCCTGAAATTTTAGATCTTAAGTATCTCTATATTGAGGTAGATTCTAAAATTTATTATAATACAAATTCCGCACAAGGATCTGATTATGTTTCGAGTATTGTTCAGTCAAATACCAATAAATATGCAGAATCAACCGAATTGAATAAGTATGGAGCAAGATTTAAATACAGTAAATTTCTTAAGATAATAGATGATAGTCATCCAGCAATAACATCAAACATCACTAAGATTCAAATGAGAAGGGATTTAAGAGTAGTCTTAAATTCTATAGCAGAATATCAGATTGGATTCGGCAATGCATTCCATATTAAGAGTATGAATGGATACAATGTGAAATCTACAGCATTTACTATTTCCGGAATACAAGGTTCTGTTTACTTATCGGACATCCCAGATACTAATGGAAATACTGGAAGCATGTTCCTTTTTACTGTACCAAGTGTTAATTCCAATGATGCAACTATAGTAAGAAGAAATGTTGGTAGAATTGATTATGTCAAAGGAATAATTACACTCAATCCAATAAATGTTTTATCTACCGATAAAGTAAAAGATGGACAATCAATCATTGAAATTTCAACTATTCCAAAATCAAATGATGTTATCGGATTACAGGATTTATATTTGCAGCTAGATATTAATAACAGTATATTTGAAATGATTACTGATCAAATATCATCAGGACTTGATCCATCTGCATCAAATTACATAGTAACTTCAAGCTACAGTAACGGGAATTTAGTAAGACAATAAAATGACAAAGAAAAGAGTAAAATTTAATACCATTTTAGAAAGACAGCTACCTTCTTATGTAAGGGAAGAATTTCCTTTAGTTGCTGAATTTTTAAAACAATATTATCTTTCTCAGGAATTTACTGGAGCTCCTTATGATTTGATACAAAATATTGATCAATATATTAAATTAGATGAAATTAAGAGCAATACAGACTTTGCGATTCTTTCAAATGATATTTCATTTGATGATGATGTTATTACGGTCTCCTCAGAATCTGGAACTATTGGTTTTCCAGATTCCTATGGTTTGATTAAAATTGATGATGAAATTATAACCTACGAATATAAAACTTCAAATTCTTTTGTTAATTGTATCAGAGGTTTTAGTGGAATTTCTTCTTACTCAAATGTTGGAATAAGCACAAGTAGAACTAATTCTCTATCGGATTTATCTGATCAACTCGTATTCGAATCAACAGAATCTAAAGAGCATTTATCTGGTTCAAAAATAACTAATTTAAGTTCGTTATTTTTAAAAGAGTTTTTAAAAAAGATAAAGTATCAATTAATTCCCGGATTTGAAGGGAGGGAATTATATAGTAATTTAGACCAATATCTATTTCTAAAACAATCAAAGGATTTTTATTCCTCAAAGGGAACAGATATTTCATATAAGATTCTATTTAAAGTTTTATATGGAGAAGATGTTGATATTGTAAAACCACAAAATAGTCTAATTAGACCATCAAATGCTGGATTTAATGTCATCAATGCTTTAGTTGTAGAATCTATAGAAGGAGACCCATATAATTTAAGAAACTCTACTTTATTTCAAGATGAGTATGGCGATATAACCAAATGTTATGCTTCAATATCTGATGTAGAAAAAATTTATTCTACGGAAGGAAAAGAGTATTATAGATTGGGATTTGATGGTGGGTATAATAGAGATATTGGTGTAAGTGGAGCACTATATGGAAACTTTTCCATACATCCCAAGACAAGAATAATAGGTGACGTAAATCCAGATGTATCAACAATTGATGTAGATTCTACAGTTGGATTCCCCTCTAGTGGTGATTTATTTGTAACTTATGAAGATGGTACAACAGGCGTAGTTTCATATGCATCAAAAAGTCTGACTCAGTTTTTTGGATGTGTAAATATAACTAAAAAAATATTCGATGCTTCTGATATTTCTTTAAATGTATTTGCATACGGATCCTCAAGTCAATCGGATAGTAATGAGACTATAAAAGTTAGAATTAATTCGGTACTAAATGAGGTGTCTCTTGTTGATGATGAAGCAGTTTATTATCAAATTTCGGGTGATAATGCAATAATTAGAACTTTAGGTGCTGATTCTATAGATCCAATTTCAAATAGTTGGATTTTTAACATCCAAACTACATACGAAGTTAAAGAAATATCCGTATTCAATTCTTCATCAAAAATTTATAGTGTAAAAACAAGCGATAAACACAATTTTGCAACTGGAGACTCGGTTAATTTAATTTCAAATAATGGTTCTAAAACTGTATTGTCCATTATTGGAGTTGTTTCAGATACTGAGGTTTATATTGGAAGTAATATTGCTGTTCCGACAAATTTCAAATATACTATAGAGAAAGTACTGACTAAAGTTAGACATACTCTATACAACGAACTATCAAATCAAAATGCAAATGTTCAAAATATTTACAAAATAAAAGAAAAAACTTTAGTTGCGTCTCCATCATTACCATTTTATAATGGACAGTCTCTCAATGCTTCTGATAGATCTTTATATATTAGTGGTACTTTTCCTGCCGGAGATACTTTTAGGATAACAAATCAAAAAGATCATGGATTCTATACGGGAGATTGTATTTACTACGAATCTTCGGGAGAAACTAGTGATATTCCAAGATCATTATTTGATAGTGGAGTTTATTATATAAAAAGAGTAGATGCAAATAATGTACAATTTGCCAAAAGTAGTTCAGATATTCAGAATTCCAAATTCTTAAAAACAGAAGAAAACATAAATGTAGCATCTGATAAAATTATTCTCCAACAATTCAAATCAAAATCATTAATATCACAAAAATTACTTAGAGAAATTTCTTTACCATATAATGATGGGAAGAATTATGAAACTTTTCCCGGACCTACCGGAATTCTTATTAACGGAACAGAAATATTAAATTATAAATCTAAAGATATAATTTATTATGGACCCGTAGAAAGTATTGATGTTTCTTCAGGAGGTTCTGAATATGATGTTATTAGTCCTCCTGTTTTAGATATAACTGATTCTATTGGAATTGGTGCTACTGGATATTGCGCCGTTTCTGGTGGTTTATTTGAAATTAGATTATTAGATCCCGGTTTTGATTATGTTTCAAAACCAACAATAAGAATTACTGGGGGAAATGGAGTTGGAGCTGTAGCAGATGTATCAACTAAATTTATAGATCATGAAGTATTTTTCAATTCTGAGCAAAAGTTTAATGAAGTTAATATAATTAACAACTCCATTGGTTTTTCTACTTATCATAAATTTAGAAATGCAGAAAAAATAACATATTATACAAATAATCAAAAAGGAGTTGGTGGAATTTCGACAAATGCGGAGTATTATGCCCGCGTTGTTGACTTAAAGACTTTAACAATCCATAATAGTGCCGAAGATGCTCTTGTTGGGATTAATACCGTTTCTTTAACCACATATGGTATAGGTAATCATTCATTCAAATGCATCAATAAAAAACAAGTTATTTCTACCATTAATGTTCTAAACCCAGGATTTGGATATCAAAATAAAATAAGAACTACCTCACCTTCGGGGATTAATACATCAACTAATAGTATTAATATAAATGAACACGATTTTAATTCTGGAGAAATAGTCAGATATACTAGCAGTGGAACAGCAATAGGTGGATTAACTAAAAACTCTGATTATTATTTGACTAAGATCGACGACAATAATTTTAAGCTATCAATTGTTGGGGTAAGTTCATCCAATCAAGATTTTTATTATACAACAAATCAATATGTAGATTTAACCTCTAGAGGAACTGGAGTACACTACTTTAACTATCAACCAATTTCTGTTGAAGTTGTGGGAGAAATTGGGGTTTCAACATCTGCCGGTGTGGATTTTGCGGCAAAAATTCAACCAGTTTTTAGGGGAGAAATAACATCTTTCCATTTACAAAATGGAGGAAGATCATATGGAACACCTGAAGTATTGAATTACCTCAGAGAACCACTTTTGATTTTAAGACAAGGAAAAAGTTCAGAAATAGTACCAATTATCAATAATGGAAGAATAGTAGAAGTTTTAGTTAATAATTCTGGTTATGATTATAATAATGCACCAACTATCAACATATCTGGAGATGGATTAGGCGCTGTTTTGGTGCCAATTGTTGAAAATGGTCAAATTAAACAAGTAAAAATAATAAATGGAGGAATTGGATATTCTCAAAAAAATACTTTTATTACAGTCCAAGATTCTGGTTCTGGGGCAACATTTAAATCAAAATTAAAATCATGGAATATAAATTTAGTGAGTAGGAATTTTAGCAATACAACTCCAGATGATGGATTCGTATTTTATAATTCATACACTAAAGGTGGTCTTCAGTACTCTCATTTATATGCACCAAGAAAACTTAGAGAATCAATATATTCTGTAGATCCTACAGGAAGACCATCTTATGGAAATTTTGATTTAAGTAGAGTAGGAGGAAGTGAAGTATCTTCGACTAAACATTCTCCGATAATTGGTTGGGCATATGATGGGAATCCAATCTATGGTCCATATGGATACGCTAAAAAGGACGCTTCCGGTGGCGGTTCAATAACACAGATGAAATCTGGGTATAAACTTGCACCAGTATCAAGTGATAGACCATCTGAAAAAATATACCCATTAGGGTTTTTTGTAGAAGATTACAAATATTATACTCGACTAAATCAAGATGATAGTGTTTTGGATGAGCATAATGGTAGATTTTGTGTTACTCCAGAATTTCCCAATGGAGTATACGCTTATTTTTGCACAATAGCAGCGACAACTACCAGAACATCTTCAAGTCCATTTCGAAATTACAGGATACCCGTATTTCCATATCTTATTGGAAATACTTTCAAGTCACGTCCAAATGAATTCAATTTTAAAGCCTCTTCAAATCAAGATGATATTGACTTAAACAAAACTGATTGGATTAGGTATACAAAAAATTATAACTTACTTGGAGAAAAATCTTACTACAAGTACTTAGATCTTCCAAATAGACTAAATCAAACATCTACTATAAAGTATGCATCTCCCGGAAATATACAAACAGTTGGTATATTGACTGGAGGTAATAACTATAGTATAAATGATTTATTAGTTTCTGATGAAACAGATACTAGAGGATATGGATTTTCTGCAAGAGTTTCTAAACTAAAAGGAAAGGAAGTAGAAACTATTAGCGTTGATAACATTGTTTCTTATAATGTAGAAATATATCCAGATTCTGGGAGGGTGAATAGTTTTAATATTTTAGCAGAGAATCCGCATGAATTTAATACCGGTGATATTGTCACTATTTCAGGTCTCACCACTTCTTTGACAATATTCAACGAATTGTATTCTGCAGAAGTTCCAAGGAAAAACACTCTTTCTTTAATTAATACAGTTGGTCTTGGTACAACTGGAGCAACAGGTATAGTAACCTTTATTTCTGTTGGAGGAAACTTATCAAATATTCGTGAAAATGACATTTTCACGATAGGAACAGAAAAGGTTAAAGTTTTAAATGTAGATAAAAATTCATCGAGATTAAAAATCCTTAGGGCAGTCAATAACACTGTTGGTTCGTCTCACAGTTATTCTGATATTTTATATGAAAATTCAAGAAGATTGGTAATAAGTGATAGACTGACTAATCCTTTTAATTATTCATCAAATAGACAAATATATTTTAATCCTAGGGAATCTATTGGTGTCGGAACAGCGGTGGGAATAGGAACTACTATTTTTATTTCAAATCCGGGAGCAGGAGTTAGTTATGTTACGGTTCCAAGTAGATTAATTTACCTCCCAGATCATAAATTAGAAACTGGCGATCAGTTGATTTATGACTCAAATGGAGGAGATCCTATTGCAATTTCCACAAATGGTGAAGGAATTGGAGCAAATCTTGCGGATGGATCCTTAATTTATGCAACAAATGTATCTCCGAATTTTATAGGAATTTCTACAGTAAAAGTTGGAATTGGTTCAACAGGAACTATTGTTGGTATTGCATCAACACAAAGAAATCAGAGTATTCTTTACTTTACTTCTTTTGGAAGCGGTACTTATCATAGTTTTAAAACTAATTACAATTCATTGAGGGGGAATATTTCAAAGAATAAAACGATTGTTTCTACAGCAACAACTCATGGATTGTCTGATGGAGACATTGTTTTTGTTGATGTTAATCCTTCAATATCAACATCATTCGTAGTAGCATATAGTGATTATAATAGAAAATTAGTAATTAATCCAAAATCATTTTCTCCAGTTGGTGTTAACACTTTAACTAATTCTATAACCATTGAAAACCATGGATTTACCACTGGTCAACAAGTAATCCAAACTTCTCCTTCTAAAGTATTGAAAAATGAAAAAGATTATTATGTTATTGTCATTGATAAGGATACTATAAAGTTGTCCGATAATTATTATAATTCTATTCAATACGATCCTGTCGTCGTTGGATTGTCCTCACAATTCGGTGGAACTTTATCTTTGGTAAATCCTCCAATAAAATTATATAAGAATAGCACAGTATTTTTTGATGTATCAGATTCATCTTTATCATATACAAATTCTTCCCAAACTAAGTTTCCAGCGTTTAATTTTAATTTTTATACTAATTCTTCATTTGAAGAACTATTTGAATCGTCTAAAAATAGTAATTTCTTCAATATAAAAAGAGTTGGTACAGTTGGAATAAGTTCAAATGCGAGAATTTCATTAACTATAACTGATGATATTCCTAATAAACTTTACTACAGACTAGACCCTATTACTGCTTTCAACTTACCAAGTGTTAAATCCGAGATTTCAATAGATTCTTCAGTTTCTTCCCATAATGAAATTAGTATTGAAGATAGTCTTTATAATGGAAAATATTCTATTGTTTCAACTTCAGGAACAACTTTTACTTACAGCTTAAGAAAAAAACCAGAATCTAATTTTTACGATAAAACTCAAGCAATTATAAATTATCAAACCACTTCCAAAAATACAAAGGGATCTATCTCGGAAGTTGAAGTTGTATCAAATGGTCAAAATTATTATAATCTTCCAAAATTTTCCAAAATTTCATCTGGAATTGGATCTGGAGCAATATTAGATTACAATAGTAAAAATATTGGTAAAATTAAAAAAATAAAAATAAATGATATTGGATTTAATTATCCATCAGATTTTACTTTAAAACCAAATTTATCTTTACCACAAATTGCTAAAATTGAATTATTATCATCATTTGAATCAATACAAATACTTTCTTTGGGTAACGGATATAATCATCCACCAAAATTAGTAGTTTTAGATGGAGTTACAAAAAATATAGTTCCTGAAGTTGATTTAGAATATTCTTTTGGTGATAGTTTTGTTACTATTTTAAAAAATACTTATGGTATTAATAATGTTGAACCAATTATAATTCCAACACAAAATTCAAATGGAGTTGGAATATCTTCATTGGTCTATGATTTAACAAAAAATAGTGTTACTGCCACTTTATCAGTAGGATTCAGTACAGCAGATAGTTTCCCATTTGCTGTTAATGATAAAATTATGGTAGAAAATGTCAGTGTGGGTATTAATTCTACGGGTAGAGGATTCAATTCTAAGAATTATAATTATAAACTTTTCACAATTACTGCAGTTTCTGAGAATCTTGGAGGAATTGGAATTGTAACTTATACGATGAATAATGTTTTACAACCTGGAGAAACTCCAGGTGTATACAATTCCACAAATTCTTCCGCCAGAATTATTCCTGAGAAATATTTTCCTAAATTTAAAACAATTTTTAAGAAGAATAATTATCTAAAAGATGAAAAGATAAGATATTTGGGGGATGCTAAAACTGTCGGTGAAGTTGAGGGGTGGAATTCTCAAGTAAATCAACTAAGAATTTCTTCAAGAGAAAGAATAGAATCTGGTAAAATTATACAAGGGGATACCTCAAAAACACAAGGATTAATTTCTTCAGTTATTTCTGGAGATGCGTTTATTAATTTGGCACCATATTCTAAGGTTGAAGATGGTTGGGAAACTCAAATAGGATTTTTAAGCAATAACTTACAAAGAATTCAAGATAGTTTCTACTATCAGAATTTTTCATATTCATTAAAATCTAAAGTTCCATATGATACCTGGGAAGACGCAGTTGGATCATTAAATCATACATTAGGATTTAGAAAATTTGGCGATTATCAATGCGAACCCTCTTTAGATGAAGTTAAGAATAATCAGATTAATATTAGTCCAATAAGCTATGTCGATACTTTTACAGATATTGTCGGAGTTGCTGATTTAAATTGTTTTTATGACTTTGATTTGGCTAGAGAAAACGTACTTATTGATGACTCTTATCCATTTTCAGATCAAATTTATTTTTCCAGCAGAGTTCTTACGGATTATTATGAGTCACTGAATAACAGAGTATTGTCAATTGATGATTTTAGTGGTTCTTTCTATAATTTACCAAGATTCTCTAGATATGTCGTTCTGGACACTATTGATACTAATCAAATTCAATCACAGAAGTATATAACTTTTGTAAAAGATAGAAGATATGTTGGGCAGAGGCAATTAATGCTTGTTTCTGTTGTTTATGATGAAAAAGATGCATATTTAAATCAATATGGTAGAGTAGAAAGCGTCTATGATTTGGGTTCATTTGATTTTAAGAAAGAAGATAATCAAGGTTCTCTTCTTTTCTATCCAAATAGATCGCTTTGGAATGATTATGATGTATCAGTCTTATCTTATAATATAAAAGATGCTTTTGTTGGTATTGCAAGTACAAGTTTTGGTAATGTTGTTTATATAGATTCAAAAGTCAATCAAGTTTCTTCTGGAACAACAAGCGTAATTGGAATAGGAACAACATTTACTTCAGTGAAGGCAATAATAGAAATTTCTGCAGATAATGGGCAGCGCCAATTTGAAGAAATTACTGCTATTCACAATGGGACAAATATTGAATTTATTAATTATGGACAGTTGGTAACAAATTCTTCAGACAACAATCCATTATTATCTTTGGGAGAGTTTGATGCATATCTTGCAAATTCAAAAATAAATGTCGATTTTATTGCAACTCCCGGAATAGCTGTTACTATCAACTCTATTCAAATTTCTATTGCAAATACTGAATCATCTGGCATAGGAACCTACTATCTAAGACATTCTACAATTGAAGGGAGATCAACATCTATTGCATCATCCCCAACCCCAACAGCAAATGTAATTTCAGAATATTCGAGTTTACATAACGGGGCATATTTTATTGTTCAAATTTCAGATACTACAAATAATATTCATCAAATATCTGAGGTTATTGTAATTAACGATTCAGATAATTCTTATATCAGCGAATTTGCTATTTTGCAAGCAGCAAATGAAACAGGAATTGGAACTATAACTTCTAATAAAACTCCAAATTCTACTCAACTTTTATTCACTCCCATTGCAAATATAAACGCAGAGGTAAAAGTTTATTCAAATGCAATGAGAGATTATAGAGATGCTAGTAAACCATTGAACTTCAATGATTCTACAATAACTAACCAATCTGCAGTTTATCTCGGAGCTGCAGTTGATGTTAAGAGAACATTTGATTTAAATCATCAAGGAGAACCAATTTTTGAAAGATATTTTGATGGAAGTTCTCCTGCAATTGTTGATATAGATAGAGATTTAATTTATATCAAAAATCATTTCTTCGTTACTGGAGAAAAATTAACTTATTCTTCAGGAACTCTTGGTGAGATAAACCAACCAATAGGAATTACAACCACAGATTTTGGAGTGGGAATAGGTACTACTGACAGGTTACCTTCTACAGTTTATGCAATTAAGTTAGACCAAAATAGAATTAGATTGGCGAAGAGTGCTAGTAGCGCACTTAAATTTATACCTGAAATATTAAATTTAACTTCTCTTGGTATTGGAACCAATCATACTTTCACTGCAGCAAATCAAAATTCTAAAGGATTAATTACTCTAGACAATCTTATTCAGTCTCCACTAGTTGCCACAGCAACTACAACAATTCTTTCTACCAAGAATCTTATATCTGAAGATGTTTTATATGTCCACAATACTACAAATATTTTTAGTGGAGATTTATTAAGGATTGATGATGAGGTTATGAGGGTCGAGTCTGTTGGTGTTGGGTCAACAAACGCAGTAAGAGTAAATAGACCTTGGTTGGGCACCAAAGTAGAAGAACATGAATCTTTAACAAAAGTTGTTAAAGTAACTGGGAATTATAATATTGTACAAAATCAAATTCATTTCGTTGAAGCTCCATACGGAAGAGTTCCAATAGGAACACCAACAAATCCACCAGATGAAAGGGATTGGGAAAATATACAAACCAATTCCACTTTCTACGGAAGAATTTTTATGAGGTCTGGTGCAACAGGTTCAAATCAAGACACATACTATAAAAATTATCTTTACGATGATATTTCAAATCAGTTTGACGGCAAAAAAAATACATTTAGTTTAACATCGAATGCAGAGAATGTTTCTGGAGTTTCTGTAGAAAATGCTATAGTTATAATTAATGATATTTTCCAAGAACCTGGCGATATTGCTTCTTATGTCTTAGAAGAAGAAAATGTTGGATTTACTTCTATAAGATTTATTGGAGCAGGAACTTCATTGGCTTCTGATATTAATACATCTGGATTGCCTGCGGGTGGTATTATAGTTTCTGTCGGTTCAACATCAGGATTTGGATATCAACCATTAGTTTCCGCTGGAGGAACAGCAATTGTTTCGGATGCAGGAACTATCCAAGCAATTAGTATAGGAAACAGTGGGTCTGGATATAGACAAAAAATTCAAAATTCCTTTGGAACTAGAGATGTTCAGGTTAGAGTAGGGGTTTCAACATCTTCTTTAAATTCTAGAAGCATTCAATTTATTGGAACAGCTGCAGTAAGTAAAGGAAACATTGTTAGTGTTGCAATTACTAATCCGGGAATTGGATATACTCGTTCAAATCCCCCCTTTGTTATTTTTGATTCTCCACTTTCATACTCAGATTTACCTTTAGTTTATAGTCCATCTTCTTCTGGTGTTGGTACACAAGCAACGATTGATATTGTTGTTGGTCAGGGATCAAGTGTAGTTGATTTTGAGATAAAGAATCTGGGTTATGGATACAAATCTGGAGATATCTTAACAGTTTCAACTAATTCAATAGTTGGAATACCAACAGTACAAGGATCGCAATTTGAAGAGTTTCAAATAGAAGTTCAAAGAACTTTTACTGATAAATTTACTGCTTGGTCTATTGGAGAATTGCAGTTATTAGATTCTATTGATATACTTTTTACAGGAGAAAGAACTGTTTTCCCATTAATATATCAAGGACAATCGATTTCAATTTTAGCAGGTAAAGGATCTCTTATCAATATAAGAGATAACTTATTGGTATTTTTAAATAATATTCTTCAAGTTCCACAGAAATCTTATATATTTGATGGTGGAAGTGTAATTAGATTTGTTGAGCCCCCTAAAGAAGATGATGTTTGTAAAATTCTTTTCTATAAGGGAAGTGGGGAAATAGATGTTCCTTTTAGGAACATAATAGAAACAGTTAAAATGGGAGATGAGGTCAGACTTGAGTATGATTATTCTGCCGGACAAAACCCATTCTTACTTGAGGATAGAAGAACAGTTTTAGACATTAAAACTGTTGATTTAATAGAAACTAATCCTTATTTTGGTCCAGGTAACACTAATATCGAAAATCTAAACAGACCGATATCTTGGTATAAACAAACCAAGGACAAAATAATTAATCAAAAGCAAATTGGAAAGGATAGAATTCTATATGAGCCTTTGATACATCCATCGGCAAATATCATAAGTTCAGTTGGTGTTGGATCCACTCTTATTTTTGTTGACAATTGTAGACCATTTTTCAATCCAATAAATGAAAATGTATCTTCCTTAGAATTTCAAAAAGATATTTACTTGATTTCCCAAGATCAAGTTGCTTCAGCTACTGCTACTGCAGTTGTATCGTCAGCAGGAACTGTTTCTTCAATTGTTATTACTGACGGTGGATTTGGGTACACTGAAGCACCATCAGTAGTTGTTCAAAGTCCGGTAGGAATTGCTTCCACAACTACTACTTGTGTTTCTTATATTAGTTCTGGAATAGTGACTTCTATCATTGTAACTGGAGTTACTACAGGATATTCTCAAGAAAATCCACCATTAGTATTGATAGAACCACCAATTATTAAAATAGAATCTACTAAAGTTTTATCATATGGAGGAGATTTTGGAGTAATAACTGGAATTGCGACTACTTCTGTCGGAGTTGCTTCAACTGGAATAATATTTGATTTTATGATTCCAATAAACTCACCATTGAGAAACAGCAAAATAACAGGACTTACAACCGTGAGTCAAATAAAAACTGATTATTATTTCGTAGTTTCAAATTCAAATATTGGAAATGGACTTACATCATTGGATGAGAGTTCAAATATTGTCGGAATAGCAACTACATTTTTGGATGGTGTTTATAAGGCAGTTGATGTTTCAATAGAGCAATCTTCTATAATCGGAGTGGGAACAACATACATTGCAAGAGTTACTGTGAGTGTGGACAACTTAAACGGACTATCTGGAATTGGAATTAGTGATTATTATGGAGATTTTAGTTGGGGAAGAGTTATTCTAGATTACAGACAAAAGGAAAGTGCATTTAATGCATATACATTAAATGGATATTCGGGCATCTCTACTGGAACTATTTTAAAAAGAAAAAATCCATTAAAGTATTCTCAATATAAAAATCCATAGGAATCTACCATAAATAAAATAAAAAATTTCTAAAAAATGGCAGCAATTATAACTGATCAAATTAGAATACTCAATGCCAAAAATTTTGTTGCCGGAGTAACATCTTCAAATAATTCATATTACATATTCCTCGGACTACCAAACCCATATGAAGTCCAAAGTGATTGGGACTATAATCCACCATCACCAAAGGATAATTTCAATGAGGAAAATAGTTACTGGGATACTATCGTATCTCTAAAGAAGATACTCTCCACTGACGTTTCTCATGTTATTCCTAAAAGAGTATGGTCTTCGGGAATATCATATGATTATTATAGACATGATTATAGTAGATCTAATACTGCTTCAGTTTCTGGATCTACTAGTTTATATGCCGCTTCATATTATGTAATGAATAGTGATTATAGAGTATACATTTGTCTTCAGAATGGTACTGATCCAGAAAACCCCTCAGGGAAACCTTCATTAGATGAGCCTAGATTTACAGATTTAGAGCCTAGATCTGCAGGAACAAGTGGAGATGGATATGTTTGGAAATATTTGTATACAATAAAGCCAAGTGATATTATAAAATTTGAATCTACAGATTTTATTCCAGTACCTAAAGATTGGTCCACTAGCTCAGACAACTCTTTAGTTAGAGATAATGCTGTAGATGGATCTATAAAAACGGTTATCATAAATCCAAGTAGTTTGGACAACAGAGGTGTTGGTGTCGGAACAGCAAATAAAACATACACAAGAGTTCCGATTAAAGGCGATGGTCAGGGGGCAGAATGCACAATAACGATTGATAATGACCAGAAAGTAAGATCTGTTGTTGTTTCCAGTCAAGGATCCGGATATACCTATGCAAATGTTGATTTAAGGGGAGGAAATGTTCCTGAAGGAGTAATAAATCCAAAATTTGATGTTATTATTTCTCCAAAGGGAGGACATGGATACGATATTTACAAAGAACTTGGTGCGTATAATGTGCTCCTATATTCTAGAATAGAAAATGATTTCCAAAATCCAGACTTTATTACAGGAAATCAAATTGCTAGAGTTGGAATAGTAGCAAATCCGGAATCATTTGCTTCATCTGAGATATTAAGTACGAATAAAGCCAGTGGAGTTTATGCATTAAAACTAGCGGGAATAGGGTATAGTTCTGCAATTTTCTCACAAGATTCTTTTATTAAGCAAACTGTAGGGAATGGTGTAACTGCTATCGGTAGAGTAGTAAGTTATGATCAAACCACCGGTGTTCTTAAATATTGGCAAGATAGAACTCTTTCCGGATTCAATACAAATGGCGAAACTCAAGAATATCCCAACTTTGGGTACGAATTGACAAGGTTTACCAGTTCTCCTCTTGTTGGAGGTGGTCTAACAGTTACTGGAAATAGTGGAAATACTTTAAGTATAGATTCAACTTTTTCTGGTATATCTACAGTAATAAATAATAGGACATACTACCTTGGACAGTCTTTTGCGAACGGTTTATCTAATCCTGAAGTCAAAAAATATTCGGGAAATATAATATATGTTGATAACAGACCAGCAATTACCCGTTCATTAAATCAAAAAGAAGATATTAAGGTCATTTTGCAGTTTTAAAGAATTATGTCACAAGAAACAAATCTCAATGTTGCACCATATTTTGATGATTTTGATGCAAATAAAGATTATTATAAAGTTCTTTTTAAGCCAGGGTATCCTGTTCAAGCTAGAGAGTTAACAACTCTACAATCAACTTTACAAAATCAAATTGAAAAATTTGGACAACATTTTTTTAAAGAAGGTGCAAAAGTAATACCGGGAAATATTTCTTATAATCAGTCTTATTATGCTGTCCGACTAAACAATTCTTTTCTTGGAGTTCCCGTAGAAGCTTATATAGATCAATTAGTTGGAACAAAAATTATTGGAGAGACTTCTGGTATAACAGCAACAATTGATAAGGTTTTACCTTCAACTCAATCTGAAAGGGGAAATACAACATTATATGTAAATTATATCTCATCAAGTTTAATTAATAATTCTACTACAGAATTTTTAGATGGGGAAAATTTAATAACAACTACAACGATACAATCTGGATTACTGTCAAACAGTACAATTTCTGAAGGATCTCCTTTTGCATCAACGGTTTCTAGCGGAGCTAGCTCTGTGGGATCTTCATTTTCAATTAGTGAAGGAGTATACTTTATTCGTGGTCATTTTATCACAGTTAATACTGAGACATTAATATTAGATCAATATACAAACACTCCAAGTTATAGAGTTGGTTTGTATATTAATGAAGAAATTGTTACCTCAGATGTAGATGAATCTCTAAATGATAATTCTCAAGGTTATAATAATTACTCTTCTCCCGGAGCTGATAGATTAAAAATAACAGTATCTTTATTCAAAAAATCTTTAAACGATTATTCCGACAATAATTTCGTAGAACTAGCTTCAATCGAAAATGGTATCTTAAAAACCAACAGGGTAACCAAGGAATATTCATTAATTGCAGATGAACTTGCAAGAAGAACTTATGCAGAATCTGGTGACTATTATGTAACTCCTTTTGATTTAAGTGTTAAAGAATCTTTGAATGACAATCTTGGAAATGGTGGAATATTTAATGCAGGTCAGTTTACTTATGGGGGATCAATTCCGTCAGAAAGTTTAGCTTTATATCAAATTTCTCCAGGTAAAGCTTTTGTCAAGGGATATGAAGTTGAGACTATTTCAACAACATTTTTAGATGTTCCTAAACCAAGAGATACAAAAACTTTAGAAAATATTGCTGTTAATTATAATACCGGATCAACTCTTTCGCTGAATAGAGTTTATGGTTCTCCAATAGTAGGAATTGGGAATACTTATATTGTAAGTCTAAGAGATAGTAGAATTGGGACTGCATCTACAGATGCTGCCGGAAAAGAAATTGGTGTAGCTAGAGTCTATGATTTTAAATTAGAATCTGGCTCATATGACAGCCTAAATCCAAATTTAAATCAATGGACAATATCACTATATGATGTACAGACAACAACAGAAATTACCCTAAACCAACCGATTACACTTTCAACTCCCAATTTTATTACAGGGGCAAATAGCGGAGCAACAGCTTTTCTAAAAGATTCTGTTAATAATAGTAGGTCAATTGTACTTTATCAAAAGAATGGTGATTTTATACCCAATGAATCACTTATAATTGATGGAATAGAGGAGACAAGAACAGCTATAGCAGTAACATCATATTCAATTTCCGATGTTGAATCTATAAGAGGAACAGTAGGAACTGCTAAAACTTTCAATGCTAATGTTATCCAATCCCCATACTATAATATTGGTATAGCAACTATAAGTACGGCAAATGTACTAGGAATTAGTACAATAATAAGCACAAATCCAAATTTCCCAGGAAAAGTAGTTAAACCAGGAAATTTAGTAGAATTTAGTAATTTTAGTTCTCCATATCCAGTTTATGCAAGTGTAGTTAGTGTAGGAAAAACTTCAATATCAGTAACTGGAGTTACTACTGTTTTTGGAACTAATGAAGGAAAACTACCAAATTCAACACTAGAAGTAGTTGATCTTAAAGTACTTGGAGCTAAACTTTCAAGATCTAGCGATGATACTTTATTTACGGTATTACCAAGACCAAATGTTGCATCAATAAATTTATCAGAAACAACATTAACAATAAGAAAGGTATATGATGTAAACATAGTATCAAATCAGTTATCATCCACAGTTGCTGCTGGAGAAAATGAGACATTTCTACCATTTGATGAAGAGCGTTATACTCTTGTCAGAGAGGATGGAACCTTTGAAGTTTTAACAGAAGATAAATTCGATTTTATAAATGGTTCAAAAGAACTTCAAATTTATAATTTGGGAACAAATTCGGCAGCAACTTTAGTCACAACTCTCAGAAAAATAAAGCCAAAATCAAAAAATAAGTTAAAAAATAGAGTTGGTGTATATATTGTAGATAAATCAAGGAACGCAGCTTCTGGAACAGGAACTACAACTTTAAATGATGGATTGATTTATGGAAATTATCCATATGGAACAAGAGTTCAAGATGATGTAATATCATTAAATGTTCCCGATGTATTAAATGTTATTGCTGTTTATGAATCCAAGGATACCAGCGATCCAACTGCACCTAGGGCAACTTTATCATCAATTAATGGACCAACAACAAAAACAACAGATTTAATCATTGGCGAACAATTTGTTGGTCAAATTAGTGGTGCAATAGGTTTATATACCGAAAGATTGACCGATTCTGAGATAACATTTGTACCAGAAAATGAAACTAATTTCAAAGAAGGGGAACCAATAATTTTTAGAGAATCAAATATACAAGCTGTTATTACAACTATAGATTCTCCAAGTTCGAATATCTCTTCAAGTTATAAGTTTGATAATGGGCAAAATGGTTCTTTCTATGGATATGGATATATTTCAAGGAATTCTTCGGCATCTGAACCCGTATATAAAATAAAAGTTTATTACTCTAGTGGTTACCATCAAGAGTCTGATATTGGAGATATTACAACTATAGAATCCTATAGTGGATTTGATTATGTTAAAGATATCCAAACAACAAACTCCATAAGAAATTGTGATATGATTGACATTAGACCTAGAGTGTCTAATTATACAGTATCACAAAACTCAAGGTCTCCTCTTGAATTCTACGGAAGAGTATTTAATGCTGCAGGAAATTCTTCTGCTAATATTTTAGCATCAGATGAAGAAATTATAACATCATTCTCTTATTACTTGGGAAGAATTGATAGAGTATATTTAAGAAAAGATGGGACTTTCCAAATACAGTATGGAGTTCCTTCAGAAAAACCAGAAAAACCAATTACAGTCGATGATTCATTAGAAATTGCAACAGTAACACATTCTCCATATCTATTTGCGGTTTCGCAATCAACTGTTCAACTTCTTGAGCACAAAAGATATAGAATGGTTGATATTAAACAACTTGAGAATCGTATTAAGAATCTTGAGTATTACACCGCGCTTTCAATGCTAGAAACAAGCACGGCGAATTTATTTGTTGCAGATTCTGAAGGATTGGATCGTTTTAAATCAGGATTTTTTGTAGATAATTTTAGCACTCTACAATCACAAGAAAGTGGATTCCCATATCAAAATAGTATTGATATAAAAAATAAAGAACTAAGACCAAGACATTACACAACTGCAATTGATTTGGTTCAAGGTCCCGTAGAAGGATTAAATCCTTCTATCGATTATTCTGTTGAGCAACCAGAGGGTTCTAATATCATAAAAAATAGTGATTTAATTACTCTAAATTATTCTGAGGTTGAATATTTCAAACAACCATTTGCAACAAGAACTGAAAATGTAACTCCATTCGTAATTAGTTTTTGGCAAGGAACTACAGAATTAACACCAGCATCCGATACTTGGGTCGATACTGTTCGTTTAGATGCAAAAACAATTAATGTTGAAGGAAATTATGCCCAAACTATGGCTCTTGCTGCAGAGCAGTTTAATGTAGACCCTCAGACTGGATATTCTCCCACTGTTTGGAGCGCATGGGAAACAACATGGACTGGAAAGGAAGTTATTGAAACAGTACAAACCAGCAGTAAGACAACACAAAACTATGGACACTATGGGTATTATTGGTATGGTTATCCTTATGGTTATTATTATGGATACTGGGGATACTACGGATACTGGGGATACTACGGATGGCATAATCGTGGATGGTATAGCCAAACAACTACAGTCACTCAAGACAAATATAGAGAAGTAAAAGAAACTGGTGTTAAGAGCAGCACCGGTACAACAACCTTCGTTGTTGAGGAATTTGATAGACAGTCTATAGGTGATAAGGTAGTAAGTAGAAATCTTATTCAATACATGAGGTCTAGAAACATTCAGTTTGTTTCTAAGAACTTAAAACCATTAACACAACTATATGCTTTCTTCGATGGAATTGATGTAACAAAATATTGTGTACCTAAACTCCTTGAAATTAATATGATAAGCGGCGTCTTCCAAGTCGGAGAGGATGTTGTTGGTACTGTTATTAAAACTGGTATAAGTCCAACAGTTATAGCAGATAGTACTGCAAGTATTACATTTAGAGTTGCACAGTCTAATCATAAAGACGGTCAATATGATGCACCATCTTCAGTTTTCCCATTAAATCCATATACAAGTCAGCCCCTACCATCAACTTATTCTTCAACTTCTACAGTTTTGAATGTTGATACATTCTCTCTTTCTGCACAGTATCAAGGACAGTACTCCGGATATGTAGAAAGTGGTATGACACTGGTTGGAAAAACAAGTGGTGCTCAGGCAAGAATTACTAATGTCAGATTGCTTACTGATGTATACACATGGATTATTGGTAGTTTCTATCTACCCAACCCAAATGTATCAGCAAATCCAAGATTTGAAAATGGCAATAAAACTTTTACATTAATTAATAATAATTTAAACAATGCAGCTACTGCAGCTACATTAGCTGAAGAAGCATTTACTTCAAGTGGAACTTTGGAAACCGTTCAAGAAAATATCATTTCAACAAGAAATGGTAGAATTGAGCAAAAGCAACAAACCAAACAAGAGGCAGTATCCAAAACAACTGGGCCCCAATTGGTAGATACTCAAGTTACTTCCACAACAAATTATGGATACAGATGCTATTGGTGGGATCCTCTTGCACAATCATTCTTAGTTAATGAGAGTGGGGGAGTCTTTATTACTAAGTGTGATATCTTCTTTAAGACAAAAGAAGATGCTGAGACGCCAGTTTTTGTTCAGATTAGAACCATGCAAAATGGTTATCCTACAAGAGAAGTTCTACCATTTTCTGAAGTATTCTTAAGCCCAGACGAAGTAAAAACTTCTAATGATGGTAGTGTTGCAACAACATTTACTTTTAAAGCTCCAGTTTACTTGACTGGACCAGCCGAATACGCTCTTGTTGTTGGTTCATCTTCTTCAAAATATAATGTCTTTATTTCAAGAGTTGGTGTTGGTGAGGTTGATATTTTAACTCAATCCGCAGTTTCCACTCAACCAACACTTGGTTCTCTATTCAAGTCCCAAAATGCATCAACTTGGGAAGCTAGCCAATGGGAAGATCTTAAGTTTTCTCTTTATAGGGCAGAATTTGTTCCGGAAGGAAGAGTAGAATTTTATAATCCAGAATTGAGCATAGGAAATTCCCAAATTCCAACATTAATGCCAAACTCAATTTCAATGAATTCCAGAAAGATAAGAGTTTCTCTTTCTTCATCATTAACAGATGCTAATTTAGTTTTAGGTAATACAATTGTTCAAGGTGGAACAAATGCATCCGGAAATTATGTAGGAAGTGCAGGAATAGCTACAGGACAACTAGAGGTTATCAATTCTGGAATCGGATATACTCCGTCAGCAGGATCACTCACTTTCAATGATGTATCTTTAGTTACAATTACCGGAAGTGGGAGAAATGCTAAGGCTGATGTGACAATTAGTAGCGGAGTTGCTGTTGCAGCAACCATAAGTCAATCTGGAAATGGTTACAAAGTCGGAGATATCTTAGGAATTTCTACAATTGGAGGGAATTCGATAGGAAGAAATGCAACATTCTCTATAGTATCAATAGCAAGTACTAATGAACTTATTTTAGATAATGTTCAGGGTAATTTTGAAGTTGCTGGAGTAGGAAAAACTGTCAGTTATATTAATAGTGCAGGAATAACTAGTGCATTAAATTACTCAAATGGTGGAAATGTTCAAATAAATGATATTAATGTTGAAACAGATGGTCTTCACTTCACTGTAAATCACAAAAATCATGGTATGTATTTTAAAAATAACTATGTTAATATTTCAGGCGTTGAAAGTGATGTACCACCAACAAAATTATCAATACCATATCAAACTGGGGATAGTATTTTTATTGACGATCCATCTAATTTTACAACTTTTGAAAATGTTGGTGTCGCATCAACAAATCCAGGATATGTATTGATAGATAATCAACTTTTAGAATACACTTCTGTTAGCAGTGGTGCTCTTCGTGGAATTACTTCTTTTGGATATATCGATCCAGTATATCAAAATGTATTGAATTCATATCCAGGTGGAAGCATAGAATATTTGGCAGGAACTCCAGTTTACAAATATGAACTTAATGGAGTGTCTCTAAGAAGAATTAATACTGAGCATTATCTGGGCAATGCTTCAGTAAAAGATCCAATAACTTTTGATTCATATTCTATTAAAATTAGATCGAATCAAGAAGGTACAGATAGAAGTAACGGTCAATCTTTCCCAGCACTTTATTTCAATAATACAAAAAATGCGGGAGGATTTAACATAAAGGCATCACAAAATATTCCTTATGAATTAATTACTACAAGTATTCAGAATACAACTGTACAGGGAACTAGTTTGGATGCCGAAATAAGAACAATAAGTGGTTCTAGTATTAGTGGCAATGAAATTGCATATGTGGATCAAGGTTTTGAAACTATTCCGATTAATAAAACTCATTATTTTAATAGTCCAAGAATTATTGCTTCCAAAACTAACGAAACACAAAATATTGTTGACTTACCTGGCAAAAAATCATTGAATATTAGATTTAATTTGAGTACCTCCGATCCAAAGGTCTCTCCAGTTATTGATACCCAAAGAATGACAGCCGTTTTAACTTCAAACAGAGTTAATAAAGTTATCGGAAATTATGCAACTGATAATAGAGTAAATACTGTTGGTGTTGATCCATCTGCATTCCAATATCTATCAAAGGAAATTACATTAGAAAATCCTGCATCATCAATTAAAATTCTATTAGATGCTCACATCAATTCTTATTGTGATATTCGTGCTTTCTATGCAATAAGTGAGACTTCTAATTTTACTCCAATATTTACACCATTCCCAGGATACAATAACATTGATGTTACAACAAAACAAGTAATTAATCTTGAAGACAGTGATGGATTACCTGATGTTTTTGTCCAACCATCCTTAGCATTGGCATTTGAATCTGCAAATGTTGATTTTAGAGAATATACATTCACTGCAGATCAACTACCTTCATTTAGATTCTATAGAATTAAGTTAGTAATGACATCAACGAGTCAAGTGTATCCACCGAGAGTTAAAAATCTAAGAGTTATTTCACTTGCATAAAAAAAATTATGAATTACTTAAAAGTAGAAGGTCAAAACGACCTTTTTAGGGACCCAAAAACAAATTCGATTATTAATGCTAATATGTCAGAATATCAACAGTATCTGTCTAGACGTAATGTAAAAAATGAAGAACAGAAAAAAATTAACAGTTTGGAGCATGAAGTATCGAGTATAAAAAATGATTTAGATGAAATTAAAATGCTACTTAGAGGTTTGATAAATGAATCCAGATAATATAGAACTTGAAAATCTTAGTAAAAGCTTTGAATATTTTAAAGTTTGCTCAGAAATAGATAATATATCTAATATAGAAGATGCAAAAAACATTGCAAAATGCTATTTTAAATTATACTTAAAGCAGCAAGAAGTTGTATCTCAACTTTTAACAACCAAATCATAAATATTTTAAAAGAGAAGATAAATGGCGCAACCATCTACTAGACAAGAACTAATAGATTATTGTAAAAGAAAACTGGGTGCGCCAGTTTTGGAAATAAATGTTGCAGATGAACAAATTGAAGATTTAGTTGATGATGCCATCCAGTTTTTTCAAGAAAGACATTTTGATGGAGTCTATCCAACATTTTATAAGTATAAAGTAACTCAGAACGACATTGATAGAGGAAGAGCTAAAGGTCTTTCCGGAAATGTGGGCATAACGACTATTAGCGCCACGACAAATATTGCTGGCACAACAACTACTTTTAATTATTATGAAAATAGCAATTATCTCCAAGTTCCCCCTAATATTATTGGTGTAAATAAAATCTTTACTTTTGATGGGGCAAATACAATTACCCACAGTATGTTCAGCGTAAAATATCAATTATTCTTAAATGATGTTTACTACTGGGGGACCACTGAACTACTTTCTTATGCTATGGTCAAAACTTATTTGGAAGATTTGGATTTTCTTTTGAATACACAGAAACAAATTCGTTTTAATAAAAGGCAAGATAGATTATATTTGGATATTGATTGGGGTTCAGTAAGTGAGGGGCAGTATTTTGTAATTGATTGCTATTCAACTCTCGATCCAAATGATTATTCTAGAGTTTGGAATGACTCTTTCCTTAAACCATATCTAACCTCCTTGATTAAAAAACAATGGGGTCAGAATATGATGAAATTCACTGGAGTTAAACTTCCCGGTGGTGTTGAGTTGAATGGCAGACAAATGTATGATGATGCTCAAAGAGAAATAGATATTTTAATGGAAAAAATGTCAAATACATATGAGTTGCCACCTTTAGATATGATAGGTTAATCTCATGCTTAATCCATTTTTTCTTCAAGGATCAAAATCTGAGCAGGGTCTTATACAAGATTTAATAAATGAACAACTTAGAATGTATGGAGTTGAAGTTTATTATATACCTAGAAAGTATGTGACAGAAAGAACAATAATAAAAGAAGTAATAGAGTCTCTTTTCAATCAGGCTTTTCCTATAGAAGCTTATATTGAAAATTATGATGGATATGGCAATAATCCAACTATACTTTCAAAATTTGGTATACAGGCACTAAATGAATTAACAATTACAATTTCAAAAGAAAGATATGAAAATTACATATATCCACTAATAAAATCCAGACCCGGAATTAAATTAGCATCAAGACCGAAAGAAGGTGATTTAATTTATTTACCTTTGGGAGATAGATTATTTGAAATTAAATATGTTGAGCATGAAAAACCATTTTATCAATTACAAAAAAACTATACTTATGAATTAAGGTGCGAAATCTTTAGATATGAAGATGAAGTCATTGATACAGGTATTGCGGAAATAGATGATAATATAAGTGGTACTGGTATTGATGGAGAAAATGCTTCAATTGGTTCTATTCAAAAGCTTACCATGGTTGGGTCTGCAGTAACTGCTACAGCAACAGCACATATAGTAAATGGTGGTATAAGATACATAACTGTAACAAATAGAGGTGGTGGGTATCTAACAGCGCCAAAAGTTGGAATATCTTCAGCACCAATTGGAGGAAAAACTGGTATAGCAACAGCTATTATGATTGGCGGTATTGTTGTTTGCAATGACAATACAAATCCAAATTCAAAATCAGTTCAAAGTGTACAATTAATAAATTCTGGATTTGGATATACACAGTCTCCGGGAGTAAGATTTATTAGTGAAGAAGGTGGTGGTGCTACAGCAACAGCTACAATTGGAAATGGTGTTGTTGGTATTATAACTCTAACTAATGGGGGATCTGGTTATACATCACCGCCGACTATTTCTTTCAGTGGAATTTCTTCAGTTTCTGCAGCCGCAACTGCTGTCGTAAGTTCTGCGGGAACAATCACATCGATAAGAATTACAAACGCCGGATTGGGATATACCGTTTCCCCAACCATAATAATTGGAGCAGCGTCAACATCCTCTTATGGAAACTATATCTTTAACGAAGTAGTTGTTGGATCTGATAGTGGCACAAAAGGAAGAGTAAAATCTTGGAATTCTGTTACTAATGTTTTAGAATTATCAAATATTAACGGAGAATTTGTTGCGGGAGAAATGGTGACAGGAGAAGATTCTGGATCTTATCACGAATTGCGTTTTATTGATCAGTATCCAATTGATGATGGATATGCACAAAATTCTGAAATTGAATTGGAATCTGATTTAATAATTGACTTTAGTGAGAGAAACCCATTTGGAATGCCATAAATATTAGTTATTAGTAATAATTATTTTATAATAGGTTTCTATCATGTTTGAGTATTTCTATAACGAAATTTTAAGAAGAACTGTCATATCATTTGGTTCATTGTTTAATGATATAAAGATTAAGCATAAAAACACCGAAGATGATGTTGTAAGTATTATTAAGGTTCCTCTGGCATATGGACCTACTCAAAAATTTCTTGCCCGATTAGAGCAATCTGCAAATTTAAATAAACCAGTTCAAATTACACTCCCAAGGATGTCTTTTGAATTTACTGGGTTGACATATGATCCAACAAGAAAATCAACAACTACTCAAACATTTACAGCAAAAGATGTAAATGATACTAAGGAAACAAAAAAAGCATATTTACCTGTTCCATATAATATGCAATTTGAATTAAGCATCATGTCAAAATTAAATGATGATGCATTGCAAATTATTGAACAAATTCTTCCATATTTCCAACCAGCTTACACAATGACAGTGGAGTTAGTTGATAGTATTAATGAAAAAAGAGATATTCCTGTGGTATTAGAAAATATTACGATGCAGGATGACTATGAAGGAGATTTTACTACAAGAAGAGTTTTAATTTATACATTAAGATTTACTGCAAAGGTTTATCTATTTGGTCCTATTTCTTCTGCAACGAAGGACATTATCAAGAAAACTACTATCAGTTATATTACAGGAGATACTACAAATTCTCCAACAAGAGAAGTTGTATATTCCGCTCAACCAAGAGCAATCAAAAATTACACTGGCACTGTTTTAACCAACTTAGCAAAGGATGTTAATACTGAAGATACCCTAATTACCGTAAATAATGCAGCATCAATTGTCAAGAATTCTTATTTGGATATTGAGGGGGAAGAAGTTTATGTAAAACTTGTTTCTGGCAATGTTTTAACTGTAGAAAGAGGTAGAGATGAAACTCAGATTACATCTCATCTTTCCGGTGCTGAAGTTAAATCAATTACTCAGCAAGATAATCTCTTGATTGAAGATGGTGATGATTTTGGATTTAGTGGAAGTGCTTTTTAAACTATGGATAAAAAATTTAATTCTCTGAATGATGCTTTCAATTTAGAAAATAGTGGAAGTTTAGATATAGTTCCTACAGAAGTTGATTCTGTTGTAGAAAAAGTTGAAAAAATTTCTTCGGATTTTGATGATATAAAAAAAGATTACAATTACACAAGAGGAAATTTATATTCCTTAATAGAAAAGGGACAAGAGGCAATAAATGGAATTTTAGAACTTGCTCAAGAAAGTGAAATGCCAAGGGCTTATGAAGTTGCTGGTCAATTGATAAAAAGTGTTGCAGATGCAACTGACAAACTTATGGATTTGCAGAAGAAATTGAAAGATATTGAGGAACAAAAGCAATCTAAAAGCCCAACAACCGTCAATAATGCACTTTTTGTTGGTTCTACAGCTGATTTAGCTAAGTTATTGAAAAGTCAACTGAATCAAGAAGAATAAATAAATAAAATACTAAAATTATAAATGGCGGTTCCAGCAGTCAATATAACAATTGAAAGAGGGACAGATTTTGAAAGTGTCTTCACTGTAACAAATCCAGATGGATCAGCACTTAATTTAAATAATTTTTCTTCAGTCTCTAAAATAAAGAAGTTTCCATCTTCAGGAACTTCAACGCCCTTTTCTGTTGGAATTGTTACTTCAAGGGGACAGGTAATTCTTTCTATGGGAAGTACAGTATCTTCAACTTTAGAAGATGGAAGACATTATTATGATGTTGTCATTATTAACAATTCCACCGGAAAGAAAAAGAAAATCATTGAAGGTATGGCAATTGTGACACCCTCTGCGTCAGTTTAAGGAGATATAAATGACAGATTATAATGTCACTTTAGGATATACTTCAGACTTCGTTGTAACGCAGGAAGGTTACGCAGCCCAAGGAGCCCAAGGAACTCAAGGTTCTCAGGGGATTCAGGGACTTGATGGTTCTCAAGGTTCTCAAGGATTATCTGGAGAATTTGCTGGACAAGGTGTACAAGGAACTGAGGGTTCTCAGGGTCTACAAGGCACTGATGGAGCTCAGGGAGTACAGGGGTCTGATGGGGCACAGGGTGTACAAGGTGCTAATGGAACGCAAGGTTTACAAGGAACACAAGGTAGATCTGGACCACAAGGATTTGATGGAGCGCAGGGTCTACAAGGCGTCCAGGGTATTCAGGGAATTCAGGGTAATATAGGAACACAAGGTTCTATAGGTGTTCAAGGTCAAAGAGGTACTCAAGGAAATAATGGGTCTCAGGGATCTCAGGGATTACAGGGTCTCCAAGGTATTCAAGGTGATTATGGTTTTCAAGGAACTCAAGGTTTACAAGGTTCTCAAGGAAATTTAGGTTCTCAAGGTTTAAGGGGACCACTTGGTGACCAAGGAATTCAAGGTGTTCAAGGTTTACAGGGTCTTCAAGGTTTACAGGGTCTTCAGGGTCTTCAGGGTCTTCAGGGTTTATTAGGTTCTCAGGGTATTCAAGGGTTACGAGGTCAGCAAGGATCCCAAGGAACTCAAGGAGAACAAGGTATTCAAGGTTTACAGGGTCTTCAAGGTTCTCAGGGTCTTCAGGGTTTATTAGGTTCTCAGGGTTTCCAAGGTTCTCAAGGAAGAACTGGAACTCAAGGTAGTTTGGGTGTTCAAGGTAATCTCGGATCTCAAGGTATTCAGGGAGATATAGGTTTTCAAGGTTTACAAGGTATTCAGGGTTCTG